TAGAGTAAGAAGCACTGGACAAAGATCAATCCAAGTGCCTAAACGTGATGGTCAATTCTCCGCAGCATGGGTTGCAGAAAGTGGCACTAGAGCCGAAACTACTGGTTACACAGTAGGTCTTGAGGAGCTACCTGCCCACGAACTTTACGCTTTAGTAGATATTTCTGAGCAAAACTTAGAAGATTCTGTCTTTGATCTGGAATCAGAAATGCAATCAGAATTTGCAGAGCAATTTGCAAAAGCTGAAGGAACTGCATTTGTAAGCGGTAACTCTGTTGGTAAGCCTGAAGGTTTATTGACTAATAGCAGTGTTAGTGAAGTAAACTCTGGTAATGGCACAGCTTTATTAGCTGATGGTCTTATCACATTAGTTCACAGCATCAAATCTGAGTACGGCAGAAACGGTACATTTATGTTTAATAGAGGTACTTTATCAGCTATCAGAAAGCTAAAAGACACCGCAGGACAATATGTGTTCCAAGCAGGTATGTCTCTACAAGCAGGTGTTCCTAACACTATCTTAGGATATCCTTATGTAGAAGCTACTGATATGCCAGACGTAGGTGCAGGTGCTTATCCTGTCCTATTTGGTGATTTCAGAAGAGCCTACATGATCGTAGACAGAGTTGCTTTAGCTGTTACAAGAGACCCATTCACACAAGCTACTTCAGGCAATGTTAGATACATCGCTAGAAGAAGAGTTGGTGGACAGGTTATCCAAGCTGAAGCTATTGTTAAACAAAAAGTATCAGCGTAAAGGGAGTAAATTATGCAAGACCTATCAAATAATATTAATCCTGCTGTTTCTATCATCAATGCAGTCAAAACTGCGGCAGGTAATGGAACAGGTGTTGATCTTCAAGGCTACGAAAGAGCTACAGTGCTAGTTGACGTAGGTGCAGAAGGCGACACTCTATCAAGTTCAGTATACTTTGAAGTATCATTAGAGGAATCTGATGACGATTCAACTTACACTGATGTTGCACAAGCAAGCATAACTGATGGAACTATATCCTCAGGCGGTATCTTCTTAAAATTAGACGGTACAGCAGGTGGAAATCCTGACACAGCAGGCGGTATTTTCCGTGTTGAATATGTCGGAAATAGCAGATATATAAGAGTTGTACTCGCTAAAACTGGAACACACTCCAACGGAACACCTATTGGTGCGATGGTTGTGAGAAGTGGTGCTAGACATAGTGGCGACAACGCTTTTACAGCGCATAACGCTTAATTAAGCTAGGAATGTGGGGGTGTATGCCCCCACTACCTTAAGGGAGAAAGAAATGTCAAAGACATATAAAATTTTAGTACCAAAACCTGCATCATCTAATAAAGATGGTACAGACATAAAACTATACCAAGCAGATGAAGTGGTAGATGCCAAAGAAGGTTGGCAAGAAGATATCATGTCCACATTCATTGAGAATGGTTGGGCGATGGAAGTTAAAGTTTCTAAAGGCGGAGAAGAAGAAGGCGAGCCTGTAAGAGCAAGAAACGACAAAGGACAATTACAAGGAGATGATCCTAGTACACCTGACGTAAATGAAGCGTGGGAAGGTGGAGAAGCACCAAAGACTACTAAGAAAAAAAGAACAACTAAGAAAAAGGCTTCTTAACTTATACCCCAATTACTTTTTAATGCTCAATACATTCTAAAGTGATATTATTAATTCAGCAGACGCTAATGATGGTAGATACCATGCAAATTAAAGGGAACACATATGAGTGCAGGTTATCATCATTTTATTATAGAGCAGGGAGCGACCTTTGGTCAGACTCTGACTTTAAAGGATTCTAGCGACACTTTAATCAATCTTACTGGCTATACGTCAGCAGAAATGGACTTAAGGGAAACACCTGAAAGTTCATCAGAAGTTCTAACACTCACAACAGCAAACAGTAGAATCGCATTAGGCGGTTCAGCAGGCACAGTAACTCTATCCATATCAGCAGCCGATACAGCTAATTTAACAGCAGGAGATGGAGTTTTTGACTTAGAAGTAGTAGATGGTTCATCTAGGGTTTATCGCATCTTAGAAGGCACTTATACAATCAGGAGGAACATTAGCAGATAATGGCTATATCAAAGGTTACAACCTCCAACACCAATACCATAAACAAAGTTGTCGTAACTGATGGAGATGCAATCAGTATCATAACTGTAGGAACACAAGGTCTAGCAGGTGCAGCAACATTATTAGGAAGAACAACAGAAGAAGAAACAGTCGGTTCTAGTGATGCAGGCTCTACGATTATATATGACCATGCCAATGCTAGATGGCTTGCTACTACATCAAGCAGCGCATCATCTTTAAGCACTAAATTAAAAGGCTTACTATTTACAGCAGGTGGTGCAACAGTCACAGGAGTTTTAGACGAGGATAACTTAGGTAGTGATAGCAATACTAAATTAGCCACACAACAATCAATCAAAGCATATGTAGATGCGCAAGTAACAGCACAAGACTTTGACTTTCAAGGAGACTCAGGAGGTGCTTTAAGTATAGATTTAGACAGCGAAACTATGACCTTTACTGGCGGTACAGGTATAGATACAACTGGTAGCGGTAATACAGTTACCTTTGCTATAGATAGCACTGTCACAACACTCTCTGGGTCGCAGACACTTACCAACAAAACACTAACTGCACCTGTTCTAAATACAGTTGATATTAATGGTGGAGACATTTCATCAGATACTACTATTAATAAATCCCCAACTATTACTTTAGCAGGCGATCTAAGTGGTTCTGTGACCCTCACCGCTTTAGCTGATGGCACACTTACAGCCACCATAGCTGCCAATTCTGTTGCTTTAGGCACAGATACTACTGGTAACTACCTAGCAACATTAGCTGCCGCAAATAACGGTATAGACGTTGCTAATAGTGGTTCTGAATCAGCAGCAGTTACAGTAGGACTTAATACAGAGTATGTTCAAGACATAGTTGGTGCTATGTTCAGTTCTAATACTGAAACAAACATTACAGCAACCTATCAAGATAGCGATGGAACTATTGACCTTGTAATAGGAACGCTTAACCAAGACACAACAGGTTTGGCAGGTACAGCTACCGCCTTAGCAACAGCGCGTACCATTCATGGTGTAAGTTTTGATGGTACTTCTAACATTGATCTGACAGAGGTTGTACAAGATACAGTCGGCGCAATGTTTAGTTCTAACACAGAGACCAATATCACTGTAACTTATGAGGATGGAGACGGAACAATAGATTTAGTTATTGGTACTCTTAACCAAGATACTACAGGAAATGCAGCTACCGCAACTGCCCTTGAGACCTCAAGAACCATACATGGTGTGTCTTTTGATGGAACAGCCAACATAGATTTAAGTGAAGTAATACAGGACACAGTAGGTGCTATGTTCGGTAGTAATACTGAGACTAACATCACTGTAACTTATGAAGATGGCGATGGCACGATAGATTTAGTGGTAGACACTTCTGCTGTTACAGAAACACTTACCAACAAAACAATAACCAATCCTACAATAAGTGACCCTGAGTTTTCAGGAACATTAAGTACAGCACCAAGCGAAGCCACTACACAGACAGTTACAGTAACAGTAGCCAGTAAGACGAGTGAGCATCCGTATGATGGTGGCAGTTCAAGTGCTTATGTATTAGATGGAGTAGAAGCACCCTATCTTACGCTAACACCTGACACTACTTATAGGTTTGATCAGGCAGATAGTTCTAATGGCGGACACCCTCTTAGATTCTATTATGAGTCAGACAAGACCACAGCATATACAACAGGGGTAACAACCAATGGCACAGCAGGTAGTGCAGGTGCTTATACAGAGATTAAGGCAACAGCAGCCACACCTACAGTCTTATTTTATCAATGCTCTGCTCATGCCCTTATGGGTAACAGAGTCAACTTTGACACTAGAAACTTTACAGGCTTTGACACAGACGATCTGACAGAAGGTTCTAGCAACCTATATCACACCACAGAGAGAGTTCAGGACATTGTTGGTGCTATGGTGTCAAGCAACACAGAATCAGGCATAGCGGTCACTTATGAAGATGGAGATGGTACTTTAGACTTTAACGTCAACGATCCTACTATAACTATAGATGGTGATGTAGATGGTAGTGCCACCATGACCAATCTAGGTAATACCACGATCACTACAACTTTAGACACAGTAAACTCTAATGTAGGCTCTTTTGGTAGTGCTACAGCCATACCTGCGATAACAGTAAACGCTAAAGGTCTGGTAACAGCAGTAAGCACAAATGCTATAGCCACAAGTTTTACATTGGCGGCAGATAGTGGTTCTAACGATACATTCAATACTGGCGAAACACTCACATTCACAGGTACATCCAATGAGATTACAACAACAGTTAGCAACAACGCTATAACCTTTGCTCTGCCTGATGACGTAACCATAGGCAATGATCTGACAGTGACAGGTGATTTAACAGTCAACGGAGATACGGTAACTCTTAACACAGCAACCTTAGATGTAGAAGATGCAACAATCAGAGTAGCAAAAGGTGCTACAAGTTTAGCCAATACCAATGGTGCAGGTATAGAGTTTGGAGCAAGCAGTTCTAAGCCAACAATCACATGGGATAATGGCAACTCTAGATTAAGTGCAAACAAAGCTTTTGCAGCATCATCATTTGTAGGAAACCTTACAGGAGACGTAACAGGCAATTCATCTACTGCAACAGCATTAGCAACAGCAAGAACAATACATGGTGTCAGCTTTGATGGTTCTGCAAATATAGACCTATCTGAGGTTATAAGCGACACAGTTGGAGCGATGTTCAGTTCCAATACAGAGACAGGAATAGCAGTTACATATCAAGATTCTGACAATACTATTGATCTAGTCGTAGGTACTTTAAATCAGGACACAACTGGTAATGCAGCAACAGCTACTGCATTAGAAACTGCAAGAACTATTGGTGGTACTTCTTTTGATGGTACTGCAAATATAGCAGTCGCTTTATCTGCAACAGCAACAGCTTTAGCCAATGCTCGTACTATTCACGGAGTAAGCTTTGATGGAACAGCTAATATAGATTTAACCGAAGTAGTACAAGATACAGTTGGTGCTATGGTTTCCTCAAATACTGAAACAGGTATAACTGTAACTTATCAAGACTCAGATGGAACAATAGACTTAGTTTTAGATGATTCAGGTGTGAGTGCAGCAAGTTATGGAAGTGCCACAGCTATACCAGTTCTAGCTATAGATGCCAAAGGTAGAATCACATCAGCCAGTACAGCAAACATATCCACAAGTTTTACATTATCAGATGGCTCTAACACACAGACAGTAGCAGGCGGTGATACGCTAACAGTTGCAGGTACAAGCAATGAAGTTGATGTAGCTGTAAGTGCCACAGACACAGTAACCATAGGACTGCCAAGCAATGTAACGGTCAGCAACAATCTAACAGTAAGCGGAAACCTTGTTGTATCAGGAACAACAACACAGACAGGTTCGGTTGTCACAGACAACAACTTCACAGGTCTTGCTAATGCAAACTCAGGAAACTCAACAGACTTTGGTTTCTATGGTAAGTTTGTAGAGTCAAGCACAACTAAATATGCAGGTATCTTCTATGATGCTTCTACAGACAATACATTTAGATTATTTACAGATACACAGACAGTACCTAGCACCACAGTAAATACAGGTGCAACAGGATATGCAGCAGCTAATTTAGTCATAGGCGATTTAACCACTTCTGCCATAACTCTAGGCTCTACAGCAATTACATCTACAGCAGCCGAACTTAACATATTAGATGGAGTTACCGCTACAGCAGCAGAATTAAATTCATTAGATGGCATAACAGCAGTCGTAGGAGAGTTAAACGCACTTGATCTAGGTAGTACAGCAGTTGGTACTGCAATAGCCTCTAAAGCGGTTATATTGGATTCTAATAAGGACTACACAGGTATTCGTAACCTGACTATTACAGGCGAACTTGATGGTGCTACTTTAGACATAAGCGGTGATGCAGATATTGATGGAACACTAGAAGCAGATGCCATAACTGTTGGCGGTGTTGCATTAGCGGAAGTTATATCTGACACAGTCGGTGCAATGGTAAGTTCCAATACGGAAAGTGGTATTACTGTAGCTTATGACGATTCTGACAACACAATAGACTTTACAGTTGGCACATTAAACCAAGACACAACAGGAACAGCAGCATTAGCAACTACTGTCACCATAACTGCAAACAACAGCGCAGACGAAACCATATTCCCTGTTTTTGTAGATGGTGCTACAGGAACACAAGGCTTAGAGACAGATACAGGATTTACTTACAATCCATCCACAGGTTTATTAACAGCCACAGGTCTAGCAGGAACTTTAGCAACTGCTGCACAAACAAACGTAACTAGCGTAGGAACACTAACCTCATTAGCCATTACAGGCGATTTAACAGTAGATACAAACGTACTTAAGGTTGACACTAGCAATAATAGAATAGGTATTAAACAGGCTTCTCCTACTGTTTCACTAGATATTGGACAAGCCACAGATGCGATATTGTTACCAGTAGGTACAACAGCACAAAGACCATCAGGAGCGGAAGGTCAGTTCCGTTATAACTCTACTCTTAGCAGGTTTGAGGGTTACACGGATGCGTGGGGTGAGATAGGAGGCGGAGGCGGCACATCTACCTTTGCGGTCAATACTTATACAGCCAATGGTTCAACCACAGCATTTACTCTAAGCAAAGCACCTGACTCAGAAGATAACGTCTTAGTCTTTGTAGAGGGTGTCTTTATGAACCCTGATGATTTTGTTCTAAATGGCACTACTCTAACCTTAGATGCAGCACCACCTAACGGAAGAAAGATAGTTGTCTATCATGTAAGTGCAGCAGTAGCAGGAACAGGAGTACACCAAAACAGCTACACAGGAAACGGAAGCACAACAGCCTACACTCTAGGGGTATCTGCGGATAGCGAGAACAACACACAGGTTTATATTGATGGTGTCTATCAGAACAAGGCAACTTACGCTATATCAGGAACTACCCTAACCTTTGATGCAGCACCTGCTAATAGTGCAGCTATAGAGGTAATGACATTCACACAAACGAATATCAACACATTCCCTGCAAGCGGTATATCAAACCTTACGCAAGTAACGGCAGCAGGTGAAGATCACTTTATGATTTTTGATGCTACTGATAACGCGCTTAAGAAATCATTAGTATCAGACGTATTGGATAATGTTGTTCTTACAAGTGAACAAGTACAAGACGTAGTAGGAGGCATGGTTGCAAGCAACACTGAAACAGGTGTTGCAGTAACTTACGAAGATGGAGATGGTACGCTTGATTTTGTACTGGCAACAGCACAACCTACAGTAACAAGTTTAGGTACGCTTACAGCTTTAACAGTAGATAATATAGGTGTTGATGGCAATACTATTACAGCAAACTCAGGTGCTTTAAACCTTACTCCTGCAAGTGGTTCTGCTATTGTTTTAGACGGAACAATCAACGTGGATGCAGGAGTAGTAACTGGTGCAACCAGTATTACATCAACAGCTTTTGTTGGAGGATTGACAGGAAATGTAACAGGTAATGTTAGTGGAACTGCTCTAACTGTAACCCAAGCAGCGCAAACAGCAATTACAAGTCTAGGAACTCTTACTGCTCTTACAGTAGACGATATAACTATTGATGGCTCAACCATATCTGATGCTTCACATTTAACAATAGATGCTGAGGGTGTCATAAAGCTTGATGCTAATGGCGGAGAAATACAATTCTTAGATGGCGGAACTGAAATAGGTGTTATATCTATGGGCAGTCAAAACATAAATATAGAATCAAAAGTTGCTGATAAAGATATCAAATTCAAAGGAATAGATGGTTCTAGTGATGTAACTGCTCTTACTCTTGATATGTCAAACAATGGTAGAGCAATATTTAATGCAGGTGGAACTTTTAACGACCATGTTTATTTTGCTGATGGCAATAAAATAACACTTGGTGGTGGGGATGATTTTGAAATATATCATATTGCTGATTCTGTAAATGTTATTCGTGGTGCAGGAGCTATGGTTTTACAGTCAGATGATTACATATCACTAGGCACTCATAGTGACGGTGAGCTTATGTTAAAAGCCACTAAAAATGGAGCAGTTGATCTTTATTATGATAACGCAACCAAACTAACAACAACTTCTACAGGCATAGACGTAACTGGCAATGTAGATATTTCTGTTGGACAGCTAGATTTAGACACAAACTATCGTGTACGTTGGAATGCTAGTAATGACTACTCTATCCACTCAGATGCAAGTAACTACATTAGATTTATCACGGCAGGCGCAGAAATATTGCGTATTACTTCTGGAGGAGACGTGTTGGTGGGGACTTCTAGCGCTGTACAGGGAACTGGACATGGTATTAAATTAACGTCAGATGACAGACTTTATATGGTCAATGCTCTTACATCTGGAGAGCAAATTTCATACTATGGTAACGGAGGCTATAAATTTTATGTAGCAGTTAGTGGAAGTATTTATTCCACTAATACCTCTATATCTTCAATTTCTGATGGCAGGCTCAAAGAAAACGTAAGAGACCTTGATACAGGATTAGAACAAGTATTAGCTTTACAGCCAAGAAGATTTGATTGGAAAGAAGGAGAAGGAACAGGACAAAAAGATACTATAGGTTTTATTGCACAAGAAGTTGAATCGGTTTTACCAGATGTAATAGATGATTTTAAACATGATATTTATGATGATGCTAAATCCGTAAAAACAACAGATATAGTACCTACACTCGTTAAAGCAATCCAAGAACAACAAACAATAATAGAAGACCTAAAAGCAAGGATAGAAACCCTAGAGGGATAACATGGCAAACACTAAAATAACATCAAGAGTACTGGCAGATAACGCAGTTCTAACAGCTAATATTACAGATGCTAATGTCACTACAGCAAAGGTGGCAGACAACGCTGTAACAGGAGATAAGGTAGCTGACGATGTAGCCTTAGCAGGCAACCCTACCACTACCACGCAGAGCGCAGGCAATAACACCACTAGAATCGCCACTACAGCATTTGTTACCACTGCGGTAGCCAACTTAGCCGATTCCGCTCCTGATGCCTTAAACACGCTTAATGAACTGGCAGCAGCAATGGGAGATGATGCTAACTTCTCTACGACTATAACTAATTCTATAGCAGCCAAGCTACCACTAGCAGGTGGCACTTTAACAGGAGCACTTACAGGAACTACAGGGGCGTTTGTAAAAGCAAGCAGTGGTGGGTCAGCTACATCAAATACAGTTCTAACTATAGAGGACGATGACAATACTGAGATAAGTATTTTAGGAGGAAGTTCGTCTGTATTAGCAATCAACTTTGGGCATAGTGGTGATAATGATGAAGGTAAAATTACCTTTAATACCACAGCAGGTTCAGAAGATTTACAAATAGTATCAAGCAAATTGATCACATTAGATGGGTCTTATGTAACAGTACAAGGACAAGCCTCGTATGCTCAAATTGCTCTTGTAGGTAATGATGGTGTTGCTGATGGCTATGTTTATGCAGAATCAGGAGATGTTGGATTTTTAGATGATGATGGTCATTGGGCATATAAACACGATACCGATACTTCTCATCAATTTCTAATAAATAATGATGTAAAAATGCATATTAATTCTGACGGAAAAGTAGGCATTAATGAAACAAGTCCACAAGCTTGGTTAGATATAGGAACTACACATGGTGTAGCAAAAGAAGTAGCTTTAAGAATTACAAATGCTGATTATCCTAACTATGGTTGGGAGATATGGAGAGATAACACAACTGGACATTTAAATTTTGCTCATGAGGATGCAGGCACAGATTCAACTAGGGTTACATTTGAAGCAGGTGGAAGCGTAGGCATAGGAACTACAGATCCAGATGCACTGTTAGAAATAGTAAGTTCTGACCCAAGAATTAGATTAAGAGATGATACAGCAGGTGGTGGTGCAGGTAATGGAGGACAAATAGAATTTGTTGGCTATCATGCAAATGCAAGTGATGGTAAAAGGGAATTTGCTAGAATTAAAGGGCTAAAAGAAAATTCCACGGGTGGAGATACAGACGGATATTTATCTCTTCTAGTTAATCAGAGTGGAACATTAACAGAAAGTATGCGTCTTGAGTCTAATGGACTCGTTGGTATAGCAACAGATACTCCTGGTGCAATTCTTGACGTTAGGAGTCCAGCAAATTCATATTGGTGTTTTAGAGCAAATACTGTTGATTCTGACTATGGGGTTCAATCTAGAGGGCAAGGAAGCTATGCCTATGCTTGTTTAGATTCATCTTCTAATTCTTATAGAGGACGTTGGCAATACAATGGTACTTTATACACTCAAGACGGTAACGTACACGATATTGACTCTGACGAAAGATTGAAAGAAGAAATTACAGACTGCCCTTCTCAATGGTCTTTGATTAAAGATTTACCTTTACAAAGGTTTAAATGGAAAGATAGAAGAAATGGAGATACATTTTCCTATGGATGGATAGCACAGCCTACAAAAGCAAAATATCCTGAGTTTGTAGAACCAATACCACAATCAAAAGAAGATATTGATGAAGGAAAAGAAGACCCTGAATATCTCACAGTAAAAAGTGGAGATATACAAAAAAGGTCTATAGCAGCTTTACAAGAGGCTATGGCAAGAATAGAAGCACTAGAAGCTGAAGTAGCAGCACTGAAGGGATAATATGGCAAACACTAAAGTACAAAGTGAACAGATAGAAGATGGTTCTATAACCGCAGACAAGCTAGCAGATGGAACGATTGTTGCTGCTGAACTAGCAGACAACGCTGTAGTAACCGCAGCCATAAACGCTGATGCTGTTACAGGTGCTAAGATTGCCGATAACGCTATAGACTCAGAACACTACACAGATGGAAGCATAGACACAGCCCACATAGCTGATGCACAGATCACAGTAGGTAAGATGGCAGCCAACTCTGTAGATTCAGACCAGTACGTTGATGGCTCTATAGACACAGTACATATAGCAGACGCACAAGTCACCACAGCTAAGATAACTGATGGCAACATATCCACAGCCAAGATCGCAGACAACGCAGTTACCAGTGCGAAGATAGACACCAACATAGACATAGCAGGTACGTTTGATGTAACAGGTGCTACTACGTTGGATAGTACGTTGGCGGTTGCAGGCATTTCTACTTTGAATGTATCAGCAATAATTAAAAGTGCAGGTACTGACGACACACCTGCTGATTTATCTTTTTGGCATACAGATGCTTCAATAGCTTCTGGTGACGACATAGCAGTTATAAGTGCAGAAGGTTCTGACTCAGGCGGCTCACCTCCATATCAAGGGGCAAAGATAACATTTGATGCAGATGCAAATTGGGACACAGGCACATCTAATTATTATCCAACAAATATAAATTTCTTTACACAGGACAACAGTGGTACAGATACTATAGCAGCAGGTTCAAGGCTAACTATTCAGTCGGACGGAAAAGTAGGGATAGGAACTGCGAGTCCTGCGGGTAAATTTCACGTTGCAGGACATACAGCTAGTGTTGCATCAATATTTGAATCAAGTGGAAATGGAGATACAGTACCAGTACAACTTAAAGTAAAAGCTAACAATGGAACTACATCTACACAAGGTCTTTATGGTAATGCAGGTTCTGCTTCAACAGACAACACAATTACATTAGGCACAAACGGAACAACTGGTTTAACTGTAAATAATGATGGAAAAGTAGGCATAGGAACTACGAGTCCTAGTAGTTCTTTACACGTTTCTGGTAATAGTTCTACTAGAAACACAATAGTCTCTAATGTGACGATAGATGGTGGTACTGCCGTAGGTTACCCTTACGCAGGGTATGGTTTTGGTATTGATTTTAAAGGTAAAGATTACGGAAATACTGCTATCCGTGAATATGGCAGAATAATAGCACACATGACCAATCAGACTTCTCAAACAGAAGCAGGTGATGCAGGCTTTAAGTCCGCTTTATCATTTTATACAAATACTGGTGGTGCTTCTTCTACAGCAGCAACTGAAAAAATGACTATTACTGCTGAAGGAAACGTGTTGGTGGGTACTACTGATGTAAACCCTTCAAATAACGGTGCAAGCGGAGATGCAGGACACGCGATCGCAGCTTCTGGATATTTAGCTTCTGCAAGAAGCGGAGATACTGTTGCCTTGTTTAATCGTATGGACAGCGATGGTGACGTTGTAGACGTACGAAAAGATGGCTCATCCATTGGAAGTCTAGGTGTTAAAAGTGGTGACTTAGTAATTCATTCAAGTCAATCTGGTCATGTAGGTTTAAGTTTTGGAAATACACGATTAGAACCCACAAATAACGCAGGTTCTCTTTCTGATGGAAATGTAGATTTAGGAAATACAGATAGTCGCTTCAAAGACCTTTACCTTTCAGGTGGTGCTTATGTAGGCGGTACAGCAGCAGCTAACAAACTTGACGATTATGAAGAAGGTACTTTTGAACCTACAGCAACAGTAGCGGGAGGTTCAGGTACAGTAGCTTTTACAA